GAGATATACCGTTCCTTTGTGCTTGTACTCCATCAATAATTATTGACCTGCTATTTGCATTGTTTCTGATCGCAATTCCATCGCGTTGTGAGTAATAATAATTGCCTTTTTCTATTTTGATATTTGATGAGCTTTGATCTATATATAAACCATAATTATGATTGAAACAGTTAGCATCCTTAACATACACCCCGTTTACAAATTCTAAACGTATGCCATCCTCATTAGTATTTGCGCCAATACCTGCCGTGGTGAATTGTTCTAAAGTAATATCACCTTGCATAATGGTGTCGAATATAGGCGAATAACCACCACCAACTGCACCAGCAATATTGTCTGCATAAGTATCAATATATGCGCCAAACAGTCTGGAATTAGTACCTTGTACGTTTTTGATACCGTTACCACGACAAGCAAAAAACCTAACAGCACTTTGTGCAAATTCAAAACCTAAATCACCGCCAACATGGTTATAAATTGCATATGTTGTACCTGCTGTTTTGATGTTTTCAGCCTTGATTCCATAACAAGCGCTTAAACGTATCGCCCTGGTTCCTATATCAGGCGACGCAGATGGAAACGACAAATCTCCTGTCGTTAGGTTTCTAATTATGATGTTATTCGGATGCGTTGTATAACATAATCCGGCATCGTAATCCGTTCGAGTCTGAGGGATGTTGGATGACGACACAGTACCGACGTTGCCCCAGTCAAAATGAATACCGCTGCAAGAGCTTGAGTCTGGTATGTATATGTTTTCAAGAATACCATTGTGAATACCACCCATGCCTTGCAGAGCAGGACAGTTAGGGCGAGTTGTATGAAAGGTTATATTTTTAATAAACCAGTTATTTGCATATTGGTAATACCCTGGGTTTCCAGGTGTATAACCTAGGTTATTAGCCTCTCCTAATGATATAGCAGCATGCCAAAAATACTGGCTAGATGGAGAGCCTGTTGATATTGCGTAGATTGAACCGTTTTCTATTCCAGAATTTGTTCCTATTCTTACACCAGGTACATTACCACTTCCCAGCGTCATATTCCAGCAAGCACCGCACATATCAACTTTGACATTATTTTTAATCGCCGGGGCAGGACTCATTGCATAAGTTTTCCCATTTTCACAAAACAACTTTCCGCCACCTATAGACTCCAAATAATCAATAGCAGTCTGAATAGCCGAGTAATCGTTAGTTACGCCATCACCAACGGCACCAAAATCTTTTATTGACACAAACTGCGCTAATTTAACTTCAACATTTGTGGGTGAAGAATTAGGAAATGGCGGGTCGTATGAAATACCTTGAGAGTCAGGATTAATACCTGATGCGTCATTGAATGTATATATTAGTATCCCTTTTTTATCCTGAACCAAAATACTAAAGTTAGGCGAATCAACATACACCTGAGCTGGCGTTCCAGCATTCGATATATAACCATTTAACGTGCGCAACGGTTGCGCTGCCGGTATCGTTAGATCACGGTCAAAATAGACTTGAAGCGGGTTTGTTTGTGACGGTAGATAAGGCTGCCCTATCCATACATAGCCAGCATCTAAAGGCTGGCCGTCACGGTCTTGGAATACTGGGAAAGGTACTTGTACGGATAAGGGCATTATTGTTGCTCCTGAGTAGATGTTGCTGTTAAACCTGATCTAATCCAGATCATTTGATCTTCTAACTTAATTGGCAAATTTGCAGCGCGCGCAAAGTTTTTGAATTGTTGAGATAGCACCAACTTGCGTAATTGTTGCTCACTAACTTTCGTTCCTTTAGTGGCGGCCTCTACTGCCAACTTTTGAAACTCTGGGCTTTTGAACAAATCAGATGCTTTTTGTACGGTTGCTGCGCCGCTATTAGTCATCCATTTCACAATGTCTGGCGCAATAAATCCACCGCCCGGCACTGTGCTTGCCACTCCAGTTGCGATACGTTGCGCCATTGCGCTTTCCATTACCTTGCCAGTGATTCCATTAACTGCATTTTCAGCAAGTATCTGGTTTGCTTTCCCGGTCTGTGGTATCCGAGCGCTGGCATCCGCTACACGTTTTGATAGCTCATAAAGTGCTTGAGATGTTTTTTCCCAATCCTTGCCCATTATTTTTGCAAACTGAGCATAAACTGGCGGATTGGCTCTCAATCCTCGATAAACCTTAACATATTCTGTCGGGCTGAAAGCCACTTCAGCACCAGCACGACCAGCCGCTCGGCCTTGAGTAACTGCGGCTAGTCCGGTAGCCAAAGTCTGGCGTTTGAGCTCATCAGGAACAGTATTCATCACTTTCATTAACTTATTAAACTGTGCAGAACTCCCGCCCTTACCTGCCGCGCCGCTAATAGATGAAACAATCAAATTACCGACGCTTCCGTCAATCTCTTTTCCAAATGCACCAATAATTCGATTTTCAAGCCCTTTTTGTTTTGCTGTGAGTAAGTTTGCTGCCTTGAGTTGTTTCGCTAAATCATCGCCGCCAATCACTGCAACATTGTCTAACTGGTCTTTAGCTAATGCCCCATATAATCTTTTGAGCGTAGCCGACGTCATGTCGCCATATTCAGACTGTAACCCGCCTATGGCCTTACCAATAGAGTCTTTTTCGCGCAACAAACGACCATAAGTGATATTGCCTTCATCTAGTATTTTGAAAAGATTTTTTTCTTGCGGTTTTAATCCGTTTTCCCCTACCTCGGATATTATTTCATCCAGAGACTGGCGCAAATTTGAAAGTTCAACAGTTGAGCTTTTTTGCATGGAATTATCAACCGCATCATATAATTGACGCGCTTCTTTGTTTAAGTCTGATCTTGTTGTTTTTAATGTATTAAGTATGTTTTCAGATACCGCACCTGTAGCTGGCCTTCCTTCAATAAAAGCCGCGTCGAATTGCTGTGATATTTCGTCGCCACGCGACATAAAGTTGCGCAGCGTTTTTTCCCATGCCGCCTCTGCTTCACCTCCAACCAGCGCCCTAGTTAAACCAACAGCGCTCCTAACTTGCGGATTATCTGCAAATACATCAATTGGCAAATCTATCCCTAACTGATCTGCCATTTGTTTTGCTTGCGGATTTATCTGTGATAATTCAGCAAGTTTTTCGCGCGCCGCCGTTGAGCCCGGCATGATTCCTGATGCTTTTTTTGCCAAACCCAGCACATCAACAGCACCGCGCATGTCTGTTTCTGGAATTGCGGCAACAGTCTCTGGAATTGCAGCACTAGGAACGGTTTTCGGTGCAACCGCAACAGGAGCAGTTTGGGTAGCCGCTTGTTGAGCAGGAACAGTCTCTGGTACTGCTGCCATTGGCGCGCCAGGTTGAGTTACAGGGCGCTGCCTTATTCTTTGCAGTGCCTGTCTTGCTATCGGCGTAGCCGCTTGTATTCCTTTTTGCAGCCCCAAACCAAAAGCGCCGCCAGCACCAGCCATGCCAACATCAGCAACATCAAACGTGCCACCAGTGCCAGCTTGCGTAGCTTCGATGGCTGCTTGAGTGCCTGCGCCAAAAGCAACAGCGCCAGGAATTGTTCTGCTTAATGCGGCCATAGGAGCGCGCGCTGGTGTGAATGCTGCAATGCCACCAAGCGCACGTGGGATGTCACCCATCGTGAAGCCTGGGGGTATGGCATATTCTTTTTGATCGACCGATGAGCGCATCAAGTAGTTTCCCTTGGCATCTTGACGAACTTGCACACCTGGAAAGTTTGCTTTTAGTATCTGAACGGTTTCTTTAGGATTCGACAACAACGTACCAAGCGCAGTCTTAAAGGATGCCACGCTCATTTGATTAAGCTCTGGCATTCCAGTCCATTCTGGCAGTGTTTGAGTTTCTGGCGTTGCTCTACGTGAGCCGGTAATCATTTCCCCAATTGATGCTATAAAACCGGGTTTTTGTTCTACTGGTTTTGTTATTGGCAAATCAGACTCAGGAACAGTCTGCCCTTTCAATTCATCCGGCAAATCAGATAATGGAACTGGCGTCATTTGTATACCCATCCACCATTTCTAAACACCATCGGTCGCCCTGATTTTGACACACCCTCTGCACCTTCACTTCCTGTTTTTGGTGCAAGCGGAACTGCTGGAGTTGCTGGCGGTATTTCTTCCGCTGTATAAAATATATTTGATGTATTTAACCCATAACCTTTTGCTATACGTTCAATTCCTTTTCTGACTTGTCCTTCTTGTTGTTGTGCTGTGCTATAAAGTTTATTTGCTTGTCCTTTGAATGATTTTCTTTGTGATTCTGAAAGTCTTTCGCCGCTCTTAACACGGTTATATAAATTACGCACTCGATCATCTACGCCAGCCGCATTTTGTGCGGTTGCAAATTCACCCTCACGAACAACAGAGCCAGGGTCTAGCATTTTCATGTAACCGAATATCAAAGACAAATCACCAACAGCACTATCCTCAGATGCCAATATGCGTGAATATGCAGATTTAACTTCTTGATAGCCTTTTGTTTGATCGCTGTATTCTTTTCTAAATTTTGTTTCTGCCTCAGGGCGTTTATCGGCAGGAATAATTCCTGATGATATTTGATCTGCCTCAGCTTGCGCGCGTGCCGCAGTCGCACCTGACGCTTTTGCCGCAGCATCTTGCGCTCGTCGCGCCGCTTTTGCTTGTTCTATTTGAGCTTCAGTTAATCCAATTTCTAATCCAAATTTATCCGGGGCATATTTTGCCTCTGCTTCTTTTGTGATTGCTTCAGCAGTCAATTTCCTAAGTTGAATAGGTGCTTCTTCGGCTTTTTGTTTTGTTTCTTGCGCTTTTGCGATATTGTCTAACGCTTCTTTAGCACCTGGTATAGGCGCAAGTAATAACGTGCCTACCTTGATAGCATCAGCCGGATTTTCACGCGTACGCGCTGCCAGTTGTTTGTAAAACTGTGCATTCTGTGGATTCTGTACAGCCTCAGCGCGTTGTTCTAATAGCTCCGCTGCATATTCCGGTTTTCTTTCCAGCGCAGACATGACCTGCAAGCCAAAATTCAGACTGGCTTTGTTTTCAGACTCTGATATTTGCTTGACGTATGGTTCAAATGCTGCCTGTTGGTCTTTAGACAAAAAGCTCAGGAATGTGGAAGCATCCCGAATGGTAGGGTTGGGGTTAGTAAAAAAAGCCGTTCGTGCTTGATTGAATCGCTCTGCTTGTAACCTTTGCTGTTCTAGTTGCTGTTGTTGTTGTTGCGCCAATAGCTCGCGTTGTTGACGTGCTGCCTGTAATTCAGCAAGCGAAGCGCCAAACTTTACACCCTGCAAAGCAGACTCGAACGGGTCTTGTACCATGCTCCTGTAGTCATACGGTTGCATTTATAGACCTCCCCATCCGCCAGCCTCTGGAGCTGTCCAGTCAAACGTCGAAGGCGCGGGTTTGCTAAATGATTCAAACGGCGATTTTCCAGTCATACCATAGTAAGCACCGAATCCTTTACCAATCGTAGCGAATGGATTCGGCTGCGCCAAGGCTCCTCCTGCTAATGCCGCTCCTTGTTGCGCTAATAGGTTAGATACTTGAGTACCCATTGCCTGCCCAGCAGTACCTACTCCTACCGCTGATTGTTGGCCAAGTGAAGTAAGGCCGCCTAACCGTGCATATTGCCGATTTATTTCGTCCTGAAGCATGGCCGGCCTAAATTGAGCAAGTGCGCCTTGTATATTCCCGCCACGTAAACCGCCAGTCGCAGACGCTCTCTGTAGCATGGCTTCTTCGCCTTGCCTTACTTGAGCCTGGTATAGTGGTGAAGTTTCTAGTGCGGATATAGCGCGCTGTTGCGCATCAGAACCACCAAGGCCAAGCAAGGCTTGCTGTTGTTGTAAGGCAGGAGCGCCTGCCTCAACGTAAGGCTTTAGAAGTTCGCGGATAAAGTCAAATTGACGGCGCTGTTCGGCTATTCCTTGTTGAGATGCGCCAGCCTGTATATTTGCCGCATCCTCAGCCGAATCACCACCAATTAATTCGCTACCTATTCCTACAATTGCGCTTACCGGGTCAGGCATGGCTAAACTCCTTCAAATAATCTTCTAATTTTTCGCCATACATATTCATGACGTAATACGACAGGGTTTTGGCTTTTTCATGCCCATGGCAAAGCGTTACTACCATCATCACGACATCATAAAAACCTGCACGCCAAATAAACGAACGCGCATCAGCTTCGTTTTCTCTTTCGACATAATCTGAGGCTTGCCATTTCATGATGAGATTAGCCACCAAAGGCAATAACGATGAGGAATTGGCCTGAAAAAATGGATTAGAAAACATTCCTACCAGTGAATACCAGATTGCGTTGTCTAGATCTTGACGTTCAATCTGATCGCCATCCGCAACGTCATCCCAAACCTGAGTTACGTGCCAAAGCATACACAGCCAGTCAATGGCTGATTCTGGTAATAGTAGGTTTTTGAAATGTTGCTTGAGTATGCGCATATTATCCCCCGCGCTGCCGGTTGCGCATAACTCAGCGCTCACATTTTCGCAAGGTTTTACGCTTTCGTCAATCTTCATCATCTTCCCGCTCTTCCCACGCTTGGCATGATCTCAAGTCGTGGCAAATAAACTCGAACTTCTCGCAATAGCCTCTGAACCCTGCATTCACATCCCATTTATTTTGGGGTATGCGCTCCATCTTGACTTGGGTTATGGTGCTGTTGTCGTAATACTCGCAATTCGAGCATCGACGGCGACGCGCTTCTTTTTCGTCCACTTGCATGGCTTTTGCCAAACCAGACCAAAAGGATTTATTTGCTGTCGGGTCAATGCTTGGTTTTTCAGGTCCGAGCATCCAGTCGTCAATCACAATCTGAGTATTCTTTTTGTTTTCCGATGCGGTAATAAATTCCTCAGATTCAGGAAGTCCGCCCATTATGTTGAATTTAATCATAGCTTCCTCACGTGATTTCACGACCGCTTATACGAAGCGTCAGTGATGTTGCGTTGCTGGCGATAGTGCTTATAAATGCACTAGGGTCTAATGCTTGGCCAACTAGCTCAGGACATAGATAGGTTTCATCTGGTACTAAAGTCCGATTATCAATAATCAAATTGCTATTACTAGCACTACCGCCTGACTGCACCAGATTAACTGAAAACGTGCGATTAACGGTGTCCGTATTGGTTACTGTGGCTTTATCAATAATTGCTCGACAAGTCACCGCCGTATATTGAGTCGTTTGCGTCGCTTCCATTTGCTTAGGCGCGACTAATGTTTTCACTAAGACTGCCATTTAATCCCCCACTTTTGAAACCGTTAATATCACTGAAGGTATGGCAGGAACAACTGCTCCAGCCGCCTGAGCGGTAATCTGCACGGCTGTATCAGAAGCCGACCACATCAATTCTGAATAATCATTGGCTTTCAACTTATAGAAAAAATTCCACGCAGCAACCAGCTCCCCATCAGTGCTTTTTAGCCGTATTTGTGACGCGCTTTGAGCGACATTAACACCGTTGACTCTAAGCCAAATAAATGCAAGATGATTACCACCGTGTGTATTGTCAAATTGCGCTGAAAATTGTATGTTGTAAATTCCCTCAGTATCTACAATTATGCGCGAATTAGGTGAGCCAATATAAACACCAGACGATAAATCAGTCGTATTAAACGTCATCGCATAAGCGGTATTGATCAGAGCCGCTGTTTGTGTCGTGGTATCGTAAAAAGAACCATATCTGATGCGTTTATCAGGAACCGCGACAGGTTCCATGCTTAGGCCATCAACTTTAGTAGAAAGGTCACTAATCAAAGACAGAACCTGATTAGTTTTTGATTCCAACAATCCCAAACTTAGGTTTGTTTCTTCTTCAAATTTTGCGATTGTTGCAATAGCTTGCTGTGCTGTATTTAATGCAGAATCTGAGCCTAGATCTAAATTAGAAGTACTACCACCCGGCGCAATTTCTTCAACTGTATTAAACAATTGTTCGAACTGCTTAATCTGCTCTGGGTCTTTAAGAAAACTAGCCAGCTGATTACGGGTGAGTTTCAGATTCATATCAATACGCCAGCGGGGTGAGTTGCGCTTCTAATCGAAGAAAAGATAAATGCGCGTCAGAATCACCTCTAAATCTTTGAACACGCCAATTTCTCATATGTCCTTGCTGAAACCAACACAGTCTCTTATTTGTTCCAGTAGTTCCACAGTTTATAAATTTATCTTGGCTCCATGACTTGCCGTCTATAGAATAACTCGTGCTGATCTGTGGATTAGTGCCTAGCGCCACACTGCCAGTCAAAGCAATTAACTCTAACTGGTGAAATATACCGCCCCGGCTTTCGTTGTACATTATCGTCGTGCCAAATTCCCAGCGCACCTTTTGCCCCCAATTTGTCCCCACGTTATCCACAAGATAACCAACAGACGATGACTGAGGATCACCGACTAACCACTTATCGTATGCCCACACAAAATTTCTCGCGCGATACTGGCTAAATCCTGAAAGACTACTTGTCAGGGTAAACCAATCCTGCCCTAATTCAGCGGCTGCCGCGTCATAAACAACGGTTCTATCTGGCAGGTGAACATACAAATACTGATGATTCTTGTCGTTTCTGGTTTCAAGTTTGCACAATGATAGCTGACCTTCCGTATAAGTCAGCAACAGTTTATCTATTTCCTGAGTGCTAATCTTTTTGGTTTGTCCATTTGCTGCCAAATAAATACCTGGCGCTTCATTGCGTCCGCTACCTAAAAACGCCACTGCTTCGATATAAACGCAACAGGTATGAGTGCCAATGGAGCCTTTGGCTATGTGCGCACCTTCTATCCTAGAGAATGGGAAAAACTCACCACCAACGTTATCAAATACTTCTATGGTGTGACGGTTAAGTGCATATATTTCGTTTCTTAACTCTAGTAATGCTTTTACTGGGTCAGGGTCTAATTCAGACGAGCCATACTTCAAAGGATTTACTTGTGCCGGGTCGCTGAGTTCCGTTACCACTAAATTAGCGCCGTCCGTGGTCATGAAGTAACCATCAATCCAGCACACATCTAAAACTGTGCCCAAGTCTGAGTCAGTCACTTGGCTTAATACTGAGCCATTCCAATAGAAAAGATTTCCACCGGATGCTATAGCTAGTCTGTCAAAACTATAATCCATTGAGACAAGTTCACTACCGCCCACATCGCCAAGGGTTGTGACCGTTCCATCACTGTCCACTCTTACTAACTTCGTTCCCATGACGCGATAACAAACGCCATCCCACTCTATACCGCCGCGGTCTGTACCTGTTCCTGTTCCATTGCTTACGATACCTTCAGCGGGTTTTAGAAAGCCAGCGCTTATGCCTGTTTTTGCAGGAACAGGAATAAGATTGACCGGGTACGATGTACGTAACTCAGGTGTGTTGTCAGTGTAGATACCGCTTAGAATAGGTATTTGCATGACTTACCATTTGACTTTATTTGCCCACCATGCCGCGCTCATTTTTCCTTTTGAGATGTTTTGAGCGTGCCGCGCTTTGAATGATTCCCTGCGTGCTTTATCTGACTTTGATTCATCTTCTTTTTTTTGTGAACCTGTAACGCCTTGTTGGCCGAATCTAATCGTTTTTACCTGATCGCCTTGCTTTGCAACAACCACATGAGACTTGGTTGGATGTGATGGAGTGCGCTTCGGTTTATTGTAGCCAGCCACGCCAACACGAGCAAGACGAGCATCCTTCATGCCGACACTACCTTCATTACAGCAAAACGTATGACAATTGCTTCAGATAATGAACCAGCAGTGCCGTTGCGCACACTAATCGAGGCTGAACCAGCGCCACATTGGGGATTAAACGTATATGCTCCCGCCGTACCTCCAGAAATATGGTTCAGTATCAAAATATCCCCAGCCTCAATAGTTGAGTTTGTCAGAGTGAAAGATACTGTGGTGTTAGCTGCCAATGCAGCGCCGTCCATAGTAATGGAGCCGCATTGCTTGTTTAAGGTTACAGACGTTGCCTTACCAGATCCAGCGCCTTGAGTAACTGTCCCACCAGCTCCAGTGTCATAGCCTTGCTTCCCTGTGCCATTGACTAGTTGGCTTCCAGAAGTGGCCAGACTCGTTCCGGTAGCGACACCCAATACAGGAGTCACTAGAGTGGGCGATGTAGCAAACACCAGCGCGCCACTTCCAGTATCACCAGTGACAGCCGTTGCGAGGTTTGCCGATGTGGGGTTAGTCAGAAAGTCTTGAATAGCCGCGCTATATGGCGCAGAGTCAGTCGTTAGCGCATACCAAGAGTTTGTGGCTTGATAAAATCTTAAGCGTACTGCAGCGCCTGCGCGAAGGGTAGTCACAGAACCATTAACAGCCGTTGCGCCATTCAATGAAAAGGAAAATGAAGTAATGGCTTGCGTTGTCGTCACCAATACCTCAGCACCATCAGCAGTTGACGTATTCAGTGGTAAGGTAATCGAACCACTGGCCAAAGTTCCAGCGGGTTGTAAAAGAATCCATTGCTGTTCAGATACCGGAGTTGGCACGGGAATACTGAAACCAGTACTTGGAACATACAAATTCACCGCCATCGTTGGGCTGGCAAAGTTTTGCTGAAAGTAGGCAAGTAGTGAGGATACTGACAAGCGCCTTGCATCGCCATTATTCGGACTGTAAACAGGTATTTGATCGCCAGATGATGCACTGTTTAGCAAGGGTAGTTGATTGATTGCTGCCATAATGTCCTCAGTATTCTAAATAGCCGTCTTGGCCTGTCTGTATCTTGTCTTCCGGCGCTTCCAGGAATGGAAAGTCAATGCCGCCCCATGTTCTATTTCCAGCGCCGCTAGGCATCATGCCGCTAATCTGTTGTTCAGCAGGCATTACAGCTCGACCTAATAACGTTGTGTACCCACTTCGTGCGCTTGCCTTTGTGTCAGAAGATACAATTCGCCCATACCCCGGAGCTATCTTAATTGCCAGATTAGTGATGATCGCTTCATTAGCAACATCGGGAACTTGGCTTTCTTCATCCAAGTCGCTAGATTGTGGACTAGATGGTATTGGATAACCAACCCTGATACCCTTGCCGTTCCAATCGGCCATCATGGTATCTAAGCGCCTTAATGCTGACTGCAATTGCTCTGGCTGTAAATCAAAAACGTAGTTGGCCATGCCTATTTCATCAAAGGCGGCCTCAACAAATTGGCGCTTGGTGTAGCCCATTAAATACCAGCCTCGCCCGGCTCTATACGCAGACTAGGCGTTCCAGCTGCGGCAATATGTGCTAGGGTGTCGTGATCCATGTTTTTTTGAATCACAATAACTTGGCCTGGTCTCAACATTACATCAGCGGTAGTCGCCGTGCTTGCACCCACAGAAGTCCGAACGTGAATAGTGTTTGTGCTGTCTAGGTTTTGTAAACGTAAACATTTATTACCAGCGCCAATCGTTACCGTTCCCGAAGTAACCGAAGTCGATACCGTTTGACCAGCGCCATAACGTGCCATGAATGGACCGATAATCATGATTTCCCCTTGATAGCCTCTTCAATTGCAGACATTAGCTTCTTATCTGACCAGCGCCCATCTACTTTGATTCCTAACTCATCAGCCTTTTGAAGCATTTCATCACGAGTTGGTTGATCGTTAATTAGTGCGTTTGTTTCTTCTTTTAGGCCTTCGTTTAGACCAAGTGCTGTCAAAAAATCAACGTCCCAGCCGTTTGCTTTTTCGGCTTCATAATCTTCCGGGTCTATTACTTTGCTGTCATAAGTCAGACCAGCTGGGGCAAAATGCGCACCGCCTTTTTTGTAAACGATAAAATCGCTCATTACATTTTCTTTCCGGCTTTCTTAGCCGCTTTGCGCGCAGTCGATAAAGCAATAGCTACCGCTTGCTTTTGTGGCTTGCCTGCTTTCATTTCGGCTGTAATGTTCTTGCTGACCGTCTTTTGACTGTA